TACACAGCATCGAACTTGTTGAATACTTTCTTATCTAGTCCATGAGTACATAGTTGACCTTTCATCATCTCAAAGCCTTGAAACTCGAAGTGACCGAACAAAGTTTGAGCATCTGTAGACTTAAACATCTCAAACGACTCTTCCCAGTTATCTGCACACAACCAAGGTGCCATCATAACCTTACAGTCATCGATCACTAGCTCTACTGGCTTTTCCCAATAGATATGAATATTACCGTACTTCGAGTTACCGTAAAGCTGACGTAGACAGTTCACCTCGTTAGTATTCTTATAGAAAGTGTCGTGATTACCAGCAATAAGATGAATGTCTATGCCTTCTTCGGCACATATCTTCATGAAGTTTTCTTCAAGATTCTTAGCTGTTACGAAGTTAATATACTTGCGTCTATCGCACACATCACCCAGATGAAAGATGGTTGTTATACCCTCTTCTCTTAGCTTAGGAAAGAATATCTCTTTATAGAACTTAATGAAGTACTCAGCAAATGCCGCATTGTCTGATCGTGCACCCCAATGCGTGTCGTTTATCACTGCAATCTTGGCCATCAGCTACTTCTCCTCATCGTCAATAAACTTCTCTAGCCCTTTCTTTGCTCTTTTTTGCTGTTGTCGCTTTTTATCTTCCATCTTCTTCTCATAGTTCTTAACAAAGTCATTCATATAATCGTTGTCAAGATCAATGTAAGATGGCATTCCGTTGTCGTCATCTGCACTTTCTACTGCTGTACCAGAGGTGACAGAATTCTCAGTTACTTTGTGTTTGATATATAACTGCTTCTTCTCTTTATCAATACGTCTTAGGAATGCGTACCAAATGATTTGAGTGAAGTAAGCAAATGGATTGCTAGACTTGTCTGGATCGAAGTTACCTAGTGCTTGAATAGCATTTTCTAGTCCATCACTAATCATCTCATCTTTATATGAGTAACCCGAGAAGTTAGGTTTAGATGCAAGTCGAGTAGATATCTGATAGATACACTCCCCGATGTAGTCTGGTATTATAGGTTTAGGATCTCCACAATCTTCTGCTTCTACACATAGCTTCTTATATGCTACGATAGCTGCCAGAAACTCAGGGTTGTTTACGTAATTCTTCTTAGCCATTCCATTAGTCCTCGCTCAATTTACATATAGTATAATACATTTGACGGCGTATGTCAAGTAAAAGTTGATCTTATTTATTTTAATTTATTTACAGAAATGCCTTGACATAACGTCCAACTGCGTGTATAATAGAGTTATCGCTCTGTTGAATAATACTAATGTTTATTGATCAATGTCTTGACATAATATAGATATGTGTGTATAATAGCGTTATCGCTTGTTGAATAATACTAATGTTTAGTTGCATCTCTTGAGTCAATTAGTGCCATTAGGTGTTCTTCTGCTTCTTCATCTGATACATCATCTAGTCTGTCTATAAAGTCCCTTTCTTTAACTTCTTCAAAGAATGACTCGTATATTTCTTCTGCTCTCTTGTTGGCATCACTTTTAAGAACGATGTCGCTATTATCTATTATAACACTATTCTCGACAGAAAACAAGAGATAGCTTTGAGCGTAGAAGCCCTTGGTTGGATGTATCTTCACTTGAACAGGATTCATCAGATTCACACAACCCATGCCTTTACCTAAGTCTTCAGCAATCAAGTCAATACCATTCTTTAGTTTTATGTGTACAAGTTTCATTCATCACCCTTTCATCTTAATATTATATATACTGTACTCAAACCCTTCATCATTATATATATCAACTCTCTCCAAGAAATGTTTGACTGCAAAGTTCTTCTTGGACTTCCATTGAAGGTCATCTACTATGTCATATAGTGTTGCTTTATCAGCCCCATTACCCTTACGAAGTACTCTGCCTATCGATTGAAGATTTCGAATCTTTGACTTAGATGGAGATGCAAAGATGATATTATCCAGACGCTTAATATTAACGCCAGTGCTGAAAGTCCCATAACTAGCCAGAATAATGTTATTATCGCTAGACTCAGCAACTCTACGGACTTCTTCACGATCTTCTGCACTGATTCCACCATGTATGAAATGAACAACTTTCCCCTCCTTTTCGAGAAGTGGTTCTAACACTTTACCATGCTTCTCAACAAATTGAAATAATATAAGTGTGTTGCCCTTTAGTCCATGTGCAAGATTTCGTATATATTTGTTTCTTGCTTCGCTTCTAACTATCCAATCGATCTCTTCTTGATAGCTCATGTTCTTATTTAGCTTGCGTATTTCATCGGGGTATTGAAGCACTAACGCCTTGATATCAAACTCTGCTAGAGTGTTATCATCAATCAAGTCTTTTGTCTTTGTTACTTCGAACACTGATCCAAACAGACCTTCGAGTACGAGTCTATGCGTCTGAGTTCCATCTAGTGTTCCAGTGAAGCCGTAGCGATACTGACATTCAGGCATCTTCTCAAGAACAGAAGATACAGACTTAGCTTTAAATAGATGTGCCTCATCTCCAATAACAACACCGAACTTAGCGAACCAATCTTTTCTTAGCTTGTATATTGACTGCCAAGTGGATATGGTTATATCTGCTTCAATGTTCTTATCAACTCCACCACGTATCTTGTGTATGTCTAACTCTTGACCACCATTATATTCGATGAAGTCAGATGCCATTTGCTCGACAAGTGACGTTGTGGGTACCACAATTAGAACTTTCATATCTAACGTCTCTATGTAGAAACGTGTTAGTAGGTATATAATAAAAGACTTACCAGAAGCTGTTGGTGAGAGCAGTAACGCTCTCTCATGCTTTAGCGCATGAACTACTGCATCATTCTGATACTCACGAGGTACGAATGCTGTCTCAAACTCTTTCGCTAAATCAAAGCCAGCAGTATCTTGCACTTGATTGTTTGGTATGATACCTTCATCAACAGTGACTTCATACTCTCTTGAATTACAGAACTTTAGGATATAGGGTACAAGACCTCGATAGATTCTACCAGTCATTGCATTGAGTAGTCTAACCTTCCCATCCCATACCTTATTCCGAACTGAAGGCATAAATTCAGACCCAGGAACTTTGAATGTGAAGTGATCAGACAACTCCATCTTAATGCCAGGTTCTGTTACTACCCTAACATAGACGTTATCGACTGCTTCTATAATCACTTCATCAGTCATATCAAGATGCTCCTGTCCTGAACCGTTCCCAATCTATAATACTCTTAATCTGGAATCCACGATTACCAATCATCTTTAAGATAGACTCAAGATACGCTACTTTCTGTTCTTGTGCGCCAATCTTCAGAGACGATTCAATGATATCATCATCAGCTTCTAGATATGAGGGAATGTCTTGCTTGAGAATTTTAAGGGGTTGGGGTTGCCATCCAAACTGTGCTAACTCAGTCACATCGAGTTCGCCTCTGTAGTATTCAGTTTTTAGCTTGAATAACTTTTTGTAGTCGGCCTTCATCTTGCGAAGAATATATCCCTCGCCCATGTATATCTTGAAGTACTTGTTGTGAAGTTTTGGTGTGTTCGCAGACTCGTTCGTGATGTTTATCGTATCAACGGGACCGTCTTTCTCCCATGCTTCGCATATATCTTCTAGTTTCATTCATAATCTCCATAATAAAAGTGTTGCGTAATCAGACTACTATATCATACTTCCCATACTTAAAAGTTATGTCAAATGTGGGTGGTGTCACGTCTGAGCCAGATGTGTCAAGCTGAATAGACCCCACAGAGATCGGGAACATATCCTTAAATTTAACAGTGACGTTAGCATTCTTATTACTATTTAGTATAATCAGAGAACCGTCTGATTTAACACCCTCACCTCTATTGTTCAATGTTGCTCCACCAGATCCAACTGTTTTTGGATTTAGACTAGCGTACTGTGTAAAATCTTCTGGAGATGTTAAAGCGACTAGCCAGTTTGAGACTTCTCTGAACGCTTCCATATTTTCGTCACATATAATAGACACTGTGAACTCATCGTACTGAAGCTTATCGCCAGGATTGTGGAATGTCTTGAATGGTGTGGGAATATCTGTATGTCCAGATGAGATGCCAGGAACAGTAGCAGATCTCACAAAAAACTCAACATTGGGCAACCTATTGAGAACAAGCTTGAACTCAATTGGAGACAAAAAGTTTTGATTTGTTGTTAGTGTGGCCATGTATTATTCCTCTGTATAGACTTATTTATATGCATAAAAAAAGGGGATCTCGAAAGATCCCCTAATCATGTTCGGGTTAACCCCGAATCTTTCTTCTTATGTCTTACAACAAGTTAGTAACTCTAACTTTGCGGTAGTAAGAATTGCCTTGAAGACCTGAAGTACCAGCAAGCGGATTAGCCGCAATGCCGTAACGAGTCTTAAAGCCGATCTTAGACTGGAAGCTGTTCTCGCCAACTGCACGAACCATTTGTAATGGAACGTATGGGCAGTAGAAGATACCAGCATCAAAAGCGTTAGTGCCTTTGTAGCCAACTACCAAGTAGTTTGCACCAGCGTATGGATCGATGTATACTTTGAAACGACCGTTAAGAACACCAGCGAAAGTGTTACCAGTATCGTCTACTTGCAAGTTATTAGCCGCAAGAGCAGGAGCGTAATCAAGAACACCAGCCATTTGAAGAGCAGAAGCTACGTCAGATGAACAGATGATCAAATTACCTTTACCACGACGAGTTTCTTGAGCAATTTTGTTAGCTTCTTTCTCGATTTGGAACATTAAGCCTTTGAACTTCTCAACAGACCAACGACCATTCGCATCAACGTCTAAGTTGAATACACCAGCCTGGGCAGTACCAGTAGCAGCACCAACTTTAGCGGCACCGTATACAGTACGAACAACTTCACGGTTGATTTCAGCAAGCAACTCAGTTGAAAGGATGTTAGCAAGCTCAGTTTCAGCGTCAAGACCATGGATAGCTTTAAGATCTTGTGCTAATTCTGAAGTGTATTCAGCTTTAAGAGCACGAGATACAGCAGTTACCGCAATCTTGTCGATTGAGAATGCCATTTCAGCGATTGGATTAACTTCGCCAATATTCTGTGCAGTAGAGCCGTCATCAGCCGCTAAACTTTCAACGCTATCGCCACGGGTTTCTGCGTCAGCAGTTGTAAAGCCTGCACCGTTAAGGAACTCATTACCTTCAAGAGTACCGTTACCGTTACCGTCAGTCATACCAGTAGTACCAGCAGAAGCTGCCGAACCAGAGAAACCAGCGTTTGTGTCTACTTGGAATGCTGGCTCATCATTAGAGCCTTGAGTGCTATACTTAGGCTTCATAGCAAAGATAAGTCCAGTAGGACCAGTCATTGGCTGAACACCAACGATATCATATGCTACCAAGTTAGGCATTGCACGGCGTACAAGTGAGATCAATACTGGATCATATCCAGTTACATCACCTGCAACCGAGCCCATACCAGCACCAACATGGTTAGCAGGAGCGGCTTCTGATAAAACACCAGTTGAGCCTAGGCTTGAACCTTCTTTAATAGAAGCTTCAGTGTTTTCTAAAAGAGTTGCTGTAACAGCTTCTCTGTGATTGTCAGAAATAGCGGGAAGAGCAGAGTGCTCTAGAATCGGTGCCCACTTCTTCATTAGTTCTTCATTTCTCATTATGGTTCTCCTTTAATTGAGATTTTACTTATTGCTATGTACTATTTATAAAAATTTTTTATTTGACAAAGCGACTAAGCGATTGTGCATAACTTGCCATGGATGCGTCTAGCA